TGTTTGTCGTCAGGCTCGGTTTGTTTAAGTAGTAATCTTCGTTTGCGTTTCCTGGATTTGGTTCTGTTCCTGCGTCATCCGATTTCTTATAGCCTAGCATTAACGGTGCTTCAATGTTTTCGTCACGAAACCACTCGTTGTATATCATGGCATACGCTCTTGCCGGCAGTGCGTTCACTTTGATTTGATTTTTGATTCCGGTCGGCAGTCCGAAATAGTCCCCGATGCTGCCGTTAACCAGTCCGCTCGTTCCTCCGATTTTGCAAGTCGGTGTGCTGTATTCGGTCTTTTCTTCCCAATAGTCGGTGTCATTCTCGCCGAACATGTTCTCCCAGTGTTCCCACAGCAGACGGCACGGAACAAAGAAGAAATATGTGTCCATGTACGCGTTATCCATTACTGGATAGATGGGCGTACTCATACGGATAAGCCCGTTCAGTTGGACACGTGCTGTATCACCAGGAAGTACTTCATCGCAATAGATGGGTACAAGCTCGCCTTCGTTTATGGTCGTTAGGAGCTGGTGACTGCGGTCGAATTTGCTTCGTGGTCGTTCCATTCGTGGCACTTGTGCAAAATGGTTTTCACTGTTTCTGTTCGTCTTTCTTCACCTCTTCCTTTTTTTCTTCCTCTTCCGGCTTCGGCTGTTCGGTCTGCTGCACCTGTTTCAGCTGTTTCATTGTTTCGGCTGCAGCTTCTGCTTTTTCGTGCATTGTCATGATGTCCTTCGGCAGATTTTCAAGGTCAGTGCCTTCGGTGTATACCATGCTTTTTGCTTTGATGCTGGTATCTCCGGCTTCCAGTCGTGCGATTGCGCTTGCAAGGTCGTAGCCCTCGCCCGCCTTCTGGATTTTTTCGTATGTGTTCTCGTCCGGTTGCTCGATGTAGTCGGTTGTGCCGTTCGGTCGCTTAACTGCTTTCCACGTTGGTGCTGTTTCGCTGCCCGGATTGTTTATCGCTCTCTCTGTCTTCATACCGTAGAAACGCACCATCACTTCAGGATTTAACATTGGCCGTCTCCTTCAGGTCGATGAGCCGTGCGATGTGTTCAGGCATTGCTTCGCTCATGTAGCCGTTTTCCGTGTCGAATTCTCCCAGTTCTACAAGTGAAATGTCTTCAATTTCACTGGGCTTGCTCTCGTTGGCCTTCCATCGTGCCGTTCTGACTGCCTGTGCTCGGTTGTTCTGCAAGAACGGCTGAGAATAGCCGTTGGTCAGTGCATCGTGGAACGAATAGAATTTCAGTTTCATGTTTTTCTCCTTTACTCTTTTTCTTTGTTTGCGTCCTTCAGTGCGTGATAGATTTCGTCGAGCTTTTCAAGAATGTTCATCATTAGCGCAATTGCTTCTTTAACGTCCTTGACTTTGATTAATGCCATTAAGTCACTTCCTTTCTTTTGTTTGTATTGCTTACAGTCGGATGCCGCCTCGCGAGACTTTCGGCCGGACGTTGATATTTTTTACTCGCTTTGCTGTTTGGGTAAAGCGTTTTTGGTCGCCTCGACCCGCTCCGGTTCTGTGTGCCATTTTTACACCCCCTTTCTGTATTTTTCATTTCGTGTGTCGAAATGTACCCAATTGTCATATACGATGATGCCGCTGTTGTTTGGCACGATACTGTTTAGCACTTTTGCAAGTTCCTTTGGTGTCATTCCGTTCGCTCTGATGTCTGCTGCCATGCCTCTTGTATGGTAGCTGTATTTTGCTCCACCTACTTTTTGGTTGTGGCTTACTGTGCGGTATCCGCTTGTGATTACAATCGGCTTATTGATTTTTTTTCTTGCAATCTCTAGAATGACTGCTAAATAATCGTCAACGAATACGATTGGTGTTTTGTCTTTGCATGCAAATTCCTTTACTTTGAAGTGGTCTGTAATTTGTTCGTCTCCTTGCGTTTCTGCTAAATATGCTTTTATTTCCATGTTGTCAACCTCTCTTTGTTATGATTACATCTTCTACGAATCTTTTTTCTACTTTGTATAACCCGTCCTTGTTTGTTTCATCTCCTAGTTCGAATGCGTACTTTCTGCAAATAATTTCTTCTCCTTTTTTAAATAATTTTTCGTAATTGTATTTTTTTCCCATTATGTATCCAAAAAATTTAAGTTCTATGTAATTTTGCTCACTCATGTAGATTTTTTTCATGGTTTGCACTTTCCTTTCTTCTCTTTACCTTATTATACCACTTGTCAATAGCTTTTTCAATGATTTTCCTGTTTTGTAATAAAATTGTAACTTTCTTTTGTAACCCGGTTTTGCTCCTTTGTTTTGAATGCGCTTTAGCGCTTTGCCGTGCGGAGCGTATGCGGAGCTCGGCTAATCCATTCATTGTAAGCGCTGTGCGCGTCATTCTTTCGGCTCACGCCATTTTTGCCTTAGCTTGTCCTTTTCTTTCTGAATGTCTAGATAGGTTTTATAATCCACGCTCGTGCTCTGTTCGAGATTGACCAAACTTTGTATTGCATTGCGTCTGCGTTTGGCTCTAACCTCTCTCAGCTCGTCAGAATGTGCCTTAAAATAGCTTTCTGTGTCTTGGCTGGTATCTTTATCTAGAATCTTATCAAAATAGCGCGGAGGCCTTTTCTCGCGGCCTCCCGCGCATATGATGTTATCTGTTTTCAAGATTTCATCTTTGTGTTCTTTTAGGTACTTTTCTCCGATACCTTTTGACATGATTCTAAACTCTGGTTCTCTGCCTTGCATCCAGTATTTCACGCTCTCTTCTGTGCCTATGGCTTTTTTGTTGACGTACTGCGCCACGTATGCAAAGCTTCCCGGTTGTGCTGGCGAAAAGTCTATCATGCCTTTGCCCCAGATTTTTTGTAACCACTCGCTTTTAAAATAGCTGTTGCCCTTTTGGTTTTTGTACCATTGTGCATCTGGTGGCTTTAGTCCAAATACTATTGCATGGTAGTGTGGCCTTTTTGTTCTGTCACCATATTCAGCCGCTAGGAAATACTTTATTGGCTTCTTGTACGCTTTCCGTAGCCGTTTTAGAAATAGCTGCACGTCTCGTTTGCTTACTGTCTGACTTTGAATGCTTTTGTATCCTTTGATAATTTCGCCGTATGGTATATGTTCATCATCATATGTCAGTGTTAGAAAAATCACATCGTCCCACTCTTTGGCTTCTAGCTCTATTCTTGTTGCCCATTGGTCCGCTATCTGTTTTCGGCAATATTCGCATTTACCGCATGGTAACAATGCGAATTTTCCTTTTTTGACTCCGTCCATGATGTCCGTTTGCAGTCCTTGCTTTGTTAGGTTTTCCAGACTTCCCCACAGTTTCGGCTTTTTCGTGTCCATCTGAAATACTAATGGTTTTGTACATGGCATTTTTGTTACCGGCACAAGCTTCCTTGTCTATCTTGTGCCGGTTGACACCTCGCTTTCTTTATATATTAACTTGTTGTAGTCGTAGTAGTAGTAGTGTTGAAAGTGTTGAAAACTCGTTTTTTTAACGTTACTACGTTTATTTATTGCCTTTTTCCCTGTTTAAAACTTTGTTGAAAACTTGTTGAATTGTTGAATGTTCGTCATTTTGACGGATTTTTTTGTGCAACTTGTTGTTGAAAACCTGTTGAAAGTGTTGAAAACTCAAGTTTTCCACATTCTCTATTTTTTGTATTATTGTCTCTTTGCGTGTGCGTGCACGTTTCGTGCGCGCGCGCGTATAGTGATAATAGATTGTTTGCCTTATCACAGCGGCAGCCCCCCGCGTAGGGGGGCGCGACGCAAGGGGGGGCGCAAACAATCTGCGCCCCCCCTCTTCTCTTTACATGATTATGTTCTGGCTGTCGCTTGTCTGGTGCCCCTGTGATGGGGAACCTTAGCTTTGCGCGGAAGGGCTTTCAATTTCCTCTGTACGCGTTGAATGTATCCATGTTTGGCATGATTGGTACTCTTTGGTTGTACTTTTTGAACTTTCCTGCTGTGTCTTTGGCTGCATTGCCAGCCTTTTCTGCTGCTTTTTTGACTGCTTTGCCAGCTCCTGCAAGGCTTGCACCTACCTTGCTAGCTGCATAGCTGTACTGTTGCGCCTGTTTTGCGCTCGAGGTTGCCAGCTCGCTTGCTGCCTGTTCCCAGCTTTTCGCATTTTTAAACTGTTTTGCGCTGGTGGCCTGTTTTGCTAGCTGTAAGTATTTGTCTGCTAGCTCTGCCGTGTTGTTGCCGTATTCGTACATTGCAGATACGCTTGCAGCCTGTGCGCTCTGCTGGTTATAACGTTGGCTTCCGATGCTTGCGGATGCTCCGCTTGTCGAGCTTGTTGCGCCGTTGGTTGCTGCCAGAATAGGATTGATTCCCGCCGCGATCATATCTTTTACAGTGTCTTGATAAGCTGTTCCGCGCATCTCCTTCTGAAACGCTCGTTCTGCTGCTGCTTCCGCGCTGTTGTACTTCTTGGCGCTCGCTTGGCTTCCAGCGTTTGCGAGGTTGCTAAGTAGTCCGCTCATCATTTGCAGTGCGTTTGCGGTGTTTACACTGCTCTGGTTGCCGAATGTGGTAATACCTGTTGGCGTGCTGATTTGTGTCGATCCGATTTGCTGCGGTGCTGTTACACTGCCCGTTGTGGTCTCGCTGCCGGTTGTGGTTTCGCTGCCGGCTCCTTGGCTGTTCTTGGCGCCGCTTTGGTTACTGCTTGTTATGATTCCTGTTAACATGCTCAGTCCTTTCATGAGGTATGGCATAAAGCTTAATAACGTTTCCATTCAAAAATAGCCCCGCTTTTGCGGGGCTTCCTCCTTCCTTAAATTCTTTCAATGCCGGGAATGCTGTAGATAGGCATTTCGCGGTACCAGTCTTCTGAGAAATAGAAGTCACACAGGAACTGGTGGCTTCTTGCGCTTGTTACCGAAATCGTTCGGTCAATGTTCTGTTTTCCTTCCTGAATCCACTCTGCAGAGAGACGCGGCAGAGCATTATAGTCGTCTGCATAGTGCCATGCATCCAGACTGGTCTGATAGTTAGACCGCATTTCTCCGGTTACGTAGGAAGGCTTGTATCGGTAGTCTGCCCAAGCCTCTTGATAACCAAAGATTTGGTCATCTTCTGCCGTGCCCTGTGCATAGATTTCACGGTTATACACTGGCTGTTCGCCTAGTGCTGCCAAACGCGGGTCGTAGTAGGTGAATCGCCCGCCACGTGTCCACTTGGTTGCAAGTCCCTGCTGGTAGCTGTGTTCTACTCGTACCACTGCTAGACCGATGATATAGCCGTATTCGGTCGCTGCATAGTCCACCATTTGCTTACTGCATGTGGTTAGGCTGTATGCTGCAGTATTGCCCAGTGCCTGCCCGGTTGTCGTGTCCGTCTGGCTCGTCTGAACAACCTGATTAACATTGATCGCGATTCGCTGACCTCCGATGTATTCAGGAATTTGAAGCCGGCTGTCCGGCGACGTTACGCCCCATGTGCCGGAAAGGAATTCACGATATCGCGTGCCGTTGCGTGCATCAGCCTCAAAGACGTGCTGCAAGGCAATTGCCATTCTCAAATCCTGAATGCTGATTGCGTTTACTTCGCTTAGGTCTGCACCTAAGAATGCCTTTTCTCCGTCTTCTCCAAATGCTACGTAGCCGGGTGTCGCAACTACTTGTGCGTCTGCTCCGATTGTTGCGGCTAAGAGTGGGCTTATTTGATGCTGCAGTTCTGTATAGTCAAAGTCTTTGTATCCTTTGATTGGCGCATTGCCCGTCAGGTTGATTTCCACAGGGTCAGATTTTAACGGCGAGGGGAGACAGGATGTGAAGTAGTCGTGGAACTTGCCGACTTTGGCGGGATATCGTGCGTATAGGGTCCCTTCGTTTATGTTTGTCGTCAGGCTCGGTTTGTTTAAGTAGTAATCTTCGTTTGCGTTTCCTGGATTTGGTTCTGTTCCTGCGTCATCCGATTTCTTATAGCCTAGCA